CGGCATGCCAGTGGACTACCGCGACGTCATTCAGTTTATTAGCCCTAACCAAGGTTTGATTTACACGACCCCCAAGGCGATTGAGACGGCGCTGAAGTTGGAGCAGGCGCGCTATCGGAACGCGCTGACCAGCATTCCGAGCGTCGTGCTCCGTCAGACTGGTGGCGAACCGCTGTCCGGTCAGGAACTGGCTGACCTTGCCGCAGCGTTTGACCAGGCACGAATCAACAACCAGACAGCCGCAGTCAACGAGTTCATCGAGGTCAAGGAGTCGTTTGCGACACCGGACAAGATGATGCTGAACGAATCGATCGAGTACAGCTCTAAGGACCTGTGCCGCTCCATTGGCGTGCCGCCCTACCTGCTCGGCATCGCCACCGGCTCGTACTCGTACACCAACTCCGAGTCCGCGCGGCAAGACCTGTACATCTTCGGCCTCAAGCCGCTCATCACGTGCATCGAGGAGACCCTGTCGTCGGACAACGTGCTGCCACACGGCACCGGCGTCAAGTTCGACATTGACGACTACCTTGAGTCAGTGACACCGTCGGCGGCGATGCCGGAGGTTGAAGAAAACACCCAGGAAAGGCTTGCCTAATGCTGAAGTTCACCGCTCCCATTACTATTGACGCAGCTGCACCGGACGGCGCACCCAAGCGCACAATCACTGGTATCGCAGTGCCCTACGGCGTGTCAGCCACCGTGACCGACGGCACCGAAGTCCGGTTTGAGAAGGGCGCACTGCCCACCGAGGGCAAGGCCCCCAAACTGTTCCTGTACCACGACGCAAGCCAGCCGGTCGGCCTGGTCACCGAGCGCGTCGACACCGAGGAGGGCATGCTGTTTTCCGCCAAGATCGCAGCGACCGCAGCTGGCGACGAAGCGCTGACCCTTGCGATGGAGGGCGTCCTCGACTCCGTCTCGGTTGGCGTCAATCCGACGAAGTACAAGTACGACAAGGACGGCGTGATGGTCATCACCGCTGCCGACTGGCTTGAGCTCAGCATGGTGCCAGTGCCGGCGTTCGCTGGTGCCGCGATCACCGACGTCGCTGCCGCCGCACAGGAAATCCACACAGAAACCCCAGACGTCGCTATCGTGACGGATGAAGCAACCCCCAAGGAGATTGAAGTGTCCGAGTCCCCCGCAGTGATTGAAGCGTCCAGCGTGAGCGCCGTGTTTGCCCAGCCGAAGGCCGCGTTCAGGCTCCCCAGCCCCGCCGAATACATGGCGTCGTTCTCCCGCGGCGGAGCCGACTTCGCGCAGCTCAACGCCAACATCCAGGCTGCTGCGCCGGACATCACCACGGCGGAGACCCCCGGCATCCTGCCGGAGATCATCACGGGCAGCGTGTACGACTCGCTGAACCCCATTAGGCCGTTCGTCAGTGCGATCGGGACTCGCGCCATGCCGGAGGCCGGTGGCACGTTCCGCCGCCCGAAGATTTCGGTGCGCCCCACGGTCACCCAGCAGCCGACCGGTCAGAACAACACGCTTGACCCGTCGCTGGTTGAGGTGTCCAACAACAACGTCAACAAGCTGACGTTCGGCACCTACGTCCGCATGTCGGAGCAGGACCTTGACTGGACCGACCCGGCGTCGCTCAACATCGTGCTCCAGCAGCTCGCCATTGCCTACGGGCAGGCCACCGACAACTATGCGGTTGACCAGATGGTTGCTGGCACCACGCAGTCGGAGACGCTGGGTGCGTACACGGCTAAGGACCTGATCGAGTGCATCTACGGTGCCGCCTACCAGATCAGCAACGTCTCAAACTACCTGCCCACGCACTACTTCGTGTCACCGCTGATCTGGGCGAAGCTCGGAATGCTGGTCGACGATCAGGACCGTCCGGTATTCCCGTTCGTCGGCGCAACCGGCCTCAACGGGCAGAACGCGCTCGGCACGTCGTCCGCAACGTCGTGGAACGGCAACCCGTTGGGCCTCGTCCTCGTCGTGGACAAGAACATGGCTGGCGGCACCGGTGCCGGTGGCCTCAACGGCGTCGTCGGCCACGCAGCCGGCCCCGCCGCAGGCTTCGAGTTCTACGAGCAGCAGAAGGGCGCCATCAGCATTGACGTGCCGTCCAAGCTGGCCCGCGAGATCGCGTTCCGCGGCTACGTCGCCACGTTCATGGCGGACGCTACCAAGTTCGTCAAGATCGTCAAGTCGTAACACGGTAGGAGGCCAGCATGGCCGCCTACACGGTCACACATAAACAGCTGACAGAGAACTACGCCGTCCTCGGGCTCCTCACTGCGACGGAGCTTGAGGTCGGTGGGTCCATCGTTGTCACCGGCGTCGACGCAACGTTCAATGGCACCTACACGGTGTATGCGTTGCCCCAGTACCTGCTGATTGGCGTCGACGACGAGGGTGACCTGCTCTACGACTACTCGGTGCTGTTGACCAACCAAGTGCTGTACGCCAAAACGGCTGCCACGGTGGAGCGGCAGGCCGCGTCGGGCACTGTGACCTATACGCCGACCTGCACGTGGGTGTCAACGCAGGAACTGACGAACTACCTGAACATCACGGTCGCATCTGCCAATGACACGACGCTGATCGGGCAGGCCCGTGAGGCTGCCAACCAGTTTTGCTGGCGCCGCAGAATGGAGGCTTCGTACGTCGACTCGTTGACGGTCGTTCCATCGGCGGACGTCAAGTTGGGCGTTCTCATGTACGGTGCAGCCCTGTACCGTGCCCGCGGCTCGTCCGGCGACACGTACGCCACGTTTGACGGCATGGGCACCCCCACCGTCGTGGCGCTGCCAGCCATGGTCAAGCAGCTGCTTGGCATTGACCGGCCTGCGATCGCCTAATGCCTGGCACCGGTCTCATAAATGAGGCGCTTGACGACCTCCAAACCACGCTGGCAACGATTACCGGTGTCCCTGCGGTCCGTGATCCGCGGAACATCACCCCTGGCTGCGTCCTCATCGGCGCCCCATCGTTTACGGCGTGGAACTACAACATTGTTGAGTTGTCCGTGCCGTGCACCATCATCTCATCGGGCCCAGGCAACCAAGACGCCCTCGACCAACTGCTATCCATCGTGGCGCTGGTCATGGCCAAGAACGTGGCAGTGATTGACGGCCGCCCAGCCTCCGTCGCGATCGGCGGCGTCGACGCGCCTGCCTACGAGTTGACGGTCAAGATGCAAGCCCAAACAGCCTGACAGCCGTAGAGTAGAAACCAAGAAGGAGACCCCCAATGCCCACCAGCACCTACCTCTCAAACCCTGTCGTCACTGTCAACGCAGTGGATCTGTCCGACCAGTGCACCGCGGCCACGTTCACGCAGCGCTACGACGCGCTCGAGGCAACCGCATTCGGTGACACGGCTCGCAAGTTTGTCAACGGTCTCGGCAACCACGAGGTGACGCTGACGTTCTACATGTCGTATGCCACGTCTGAAACGTTTGCGACGTTGGAAAACGTGGTGGGTGGCGTGTGCACGGTCATCGTCAAGCCGACCTCTGCAGCCGACGGTGCCACCAACCCAGGGTTCACCCTGACGGGCGCCTACCTAGGCGAGCTGCCGGTCATCAACGCGTCAATGGGCAACCTCAGCACCGTCGACGTCACGTTCGTCGGTGGCGTCTACACCAAAGACGTAACCCCGTAATCGTCGGCTCAGCCGACCCGACAGGAAGAGCCACATGAAATACACGCTGCGCTACAACCTTGCCGACCAAGAACCAGTAGAGGTCACCACCTCCTTGAAGGATCTGGTGGCGTGGGAACGGCGCTACAAGAACAAAGCGTCAAACCTCATGAACGGCATCGGCTTTGAGGATCTGCTGTTCCTTGCGTGGGAGGCATCCAAGAGTCAGGCGATCGTCGTGCCGGCCGTGCTGGACGACTTCATCAAGAAGGTCCAGAACCTTGACGTGATCGTCGAGGAGCCAGCAAACCCTACCGAAGCGGCACCTGGCGACGCGGCCTAGCAGAGCTGCTGGTCGCTGTCCGCTGGTGGCCGCCCGACGTGCCGTTTGATGTCGACGACCTGTTGACGGTCGGTAAGGTGCTGGAGGAACGCAACAAACGGAGAACCTAGTGCCTGCAAGCGCAACGATTGACGTGGCAAACGTCAAGAACGTATTGACGACGTTGCGGAAGGTTGAGCC